AGATTTGGTTACCGCAAAAGAGATGGACACAGATACTCTGATGGCAATGTTAGGTCAAAAGGATCTGTCGTCTACATCAAGCGAAAGCACTAAGGCGTATTTACCTAGACTTTCGATTGAGCACAATACCGAAGATGATGACGGCAATAGCCTTCCTCGTGGAAAGTGGCGTGTAAGAGATGCAAATGGTGAAACAGTTCACAGCGATACTGTTATCTTTCGACCTTTTTTAAGAAGATATATGTATAGTGTTTGGGATCAAGGACAACAAAATTATTCGTCTATGACAATCCAAGCGTCATCATTTGGAGATAAGTTTTTTGATACTACAGGTGGACTGAAATGTGGTAAGATAGATCGAAAAGAGTTAGATCTTCTTGCTCCAGATGACCCTGCAAGGACACTCCAAGCAGGTATAAAGTGTTCTCAAATTATATATGGAACAGTAGCTTTGTCTGGCAATGCAGAAGCGGTACCTCATGCTTGGTACGCAAAGGGTAGTAACTTCATGCCTGTCAGCGATTGGATTAAAACCTTAGAAAAACAAGGTAAGTTGTTGTTTAATACAAGAGCACTTTTAACCACATCTAAACAGAAGTATGGTGGCAACATTTTTTACAAAGCCAACATTGAAGTTAAGGATAGTGTTGAATTTGTTCCGAAAGGAGATGTACCACTACTTGAAAGTTTTATGGATATAGTTAATCTTCATAATTCTGACATAGAAGAAAAATATAAGGAGTCTCGCAAGGACTTTGAAGATGTGGAGATAGTTGACTCACTAGATGAATAATCTCATTAAGGAGTATTTACAACTTTATTTACAACAAGTAATTTCGGGGGAGAAAAAAATCTCTCCCGATTTACTTTTATTTTTTAAAGAAGAATGTGGAAAAGCTCTAGAAAAACAATTTGGTGATAAGAAAAGAGATTGGTCTATGCGTATGTCTGGACTAGGTAAACCCTTGTGCCAACAACAGCTAGAAAGAGATAATGTAAAAACAGAAACAACTATGGAATACAATGCAATAAACAGATTTTTATTTGGAGATCTGCTTGAAGTTTTGCTTTACATAGAAATGAAAGAAGCAGGTGTTAATGTAGAAGATTATCAAAAGCCTGTAACTTTAGAAATAGAAGGCGTACAATTAAAAGGTACACTTGATATAATTATTGATGGTAAGGTTTGGGATATTAAAACCGCAAGCCCCTATGCTTATACTAGTAAATTTACAAGTTATAGTCGTGTAAAAGACAACGATCCTTTTGGTTATGTAGTGCAAGGATATTTATACGCAGAAGCAGATAATAAACCTTTTGGTGGTTGGATAGTAATTAATAAATCTTCTGGAGAGATACAAATATGTCCTGCCCCTAACATACAAGATGATGAGCGTGCATCTGCATTGGCTATAGCTTCATATAATATAAATGCCTTACAAGATAAAAGTATTCCATTACAAAAGTTAGAAGATGTTCCAGAAAGATTTAGAGGAAAGTCAACAGGAAATAGATTATTAAATACTACTTGTAGTTTTTGTAATTTTAAAAGTCATTGTTGGTCTAACTCAAAACTACATCACAAGGTTGCATCAGAAGCAAAAAATCCTCCTATGGTGTGGTATTCACAATTAAATAAGGAGCAAATGTAGTGCCGCTCATATTGTATCATGGTATAAAAAAAGAAGATGTTATAGGTAATCCTCGATGTTTTTTTATCTATACTGAGAGTGAAAAAAAAGAAGGTGGAAAGGTGTACATGAGAGAAGCTCAAAACTGTTTGCCATTAACAATTAGCAAGGCTCCCTCTTCTAGTGTAGAAGCTCAATGGACAGATAGTAATTATCGAGAGAATACAACTAAATTTGGTAGAGATGTAGATAAAGTAGTAAAATACTTGGATCGCAGAGCTATTGTGTTTTTGGAAAGTCAATTTTTACAAGAAGAGGAAAATAGTATAATGGCGGATAATGCACCTAGAACATTAAAGTTTATTAAGAATACGATTAGTTATTTAGTAGAAAAGTATGAGCCACAATATGTCAAGACGGACTAGAATGAGTAGGCGTGTAGCCGGAACAAAGTACAGAAGTAATTTTGAAGTAGATTTTGCATCAGATTTAATTAGAAGAAAAGTAGATTTTGATTACGAACCAGATAGCTATGAGTATCAACCAAAGACTACAACATATACACCAGATTTTTATTTACCAGAACAACAAATTTATATAGAAACAAAAGGTTTTTTTACGTCAGAAGATCGAACAAAACACTTGACATTTAGAAAACAACATCCTAATATTGATGTCCGTTTTGTATTCTCAAATGCAAATAACAAACTAACAAAAAGCGGAAAAACAACGTATGCTCAATGGTGTATACGAAATGATTTTAAATACAGCAACAGAATTATTGATGAAACATGGCTGATAAAGGAGTGTAAAGAAGATGCCGAAGAAGATTGATGCAAGGTGGAGTAGCCCAATAGGGCAAAAACAATTAAAAGCATGGGAAGAAAACCAAAAAAAATCTGCCAATGATAGTGTAAACAATCCTCCTCATTATCAAAAAGGTGGTATGGAAACTATAGACATCATGCAAAACTTATTGCCATTAGATGAGTTTATGGGCTATCTAAAAGGTTGTATTATAAAATACATCAGTAGATATGAACATAAAGAAAAACCTTTAGAAGACTTAGCAAAAGCAGAGTGGTATATAAAAAAACTTAAAGACATAAGAACAAAACACGATGCGTATATAAATTTAGAAAAGAATTTACCATGATGGCTAAATACAGAACCATGCAAGATGCTGTAACAGAGTTTCAAAAAGCATTTGGAAGATTTACAGATGTAGATTTTTCTCAAACTAAAATTGTTTTAGAAGCTAGAGAAATGTTTGAGCTTCGCAGAACTTTAATTGAAGAAGAGTATAGTGAATTAATGGAAGCTATGACAGAGGAAGATGAAACAAAAATTAAAAAGGAAGCAGCAGACTTATTATATGTTTTAACAGGTTTATTTGTAGATTTTGGTTGGGATATGCAAGTTATATTTAATAGAATACACCAATCAAATATGTCAAAACTTGACGAAAATGGAAAGCCTGTCTATCGAGAAGACGGAAAAATAATGAAATCAAACCGCTATAAACAAGCAGATTTAAGGGGAGTCTAATGTACAAATTACCAACCGCATATCAAGAATACATACACACATCACGCTATTCAAGGTGGCTAGATGATGAAAACCGCAGAGAAACATGGGAAGAAACTGTAGGTCGTTACTTTGACTACATGAAATCCACAGAAAAAAGTGGTAATGTTTTTGATGATAACACAGTAAAAAAATTAAAGACTGCTATTCTTAATCTTGAGATCATGCCTTCTATGCGTCTACTAATGACATCAGGCAAGGCTGTAGAAAAATGTAATGTTGCCGCTTATAACTGTAGTTATGTTGCTATAGATAGCCCAAGAGCATTTGACGAAATACTTTATGTTTTAATGAATGGTACAGGTGTAGGTTTCTCTGTAGAAAGAGAAAGTGTGCTACAATTACCAATAGTAGAAGAACACTTTGAAGACAGCAGTACAGTTATAGTTGTAAAAGATAGTAAGTCTGGTTGGGCTAGAGCATTTAAAGAACTAATATCTTTATTGTATTCTGGTCAAGTTCCTACTTGGGACACAAGCCAAGTAAGACCAGCTGGAGCTAGACTTAGGACTTTTGGTGGAAGGGCAAGTGGTCCTGACCCATTAGAGGATCTGTTCAGATTTGCGGTTAATCTGTTCAGAAAGAGTGCAGGTAGGCGATTGAGTAGTATAGAGTGCCATGATTTAGTGTGTAAAACGGCACAAGTAGTAGTAGTAGGTGGTGTTCGCAGATCTGCACTCATTTCTCTTAGTAATCTTAGTGATGATTTATTGCGAGGTGCTAAATCAGGTGATTGGTGGAACCATCATAGCTATAGATCTTATGCTAATAATTCTGCTGTTTATAAAGATAGACCAGAGATGGGTATATTTATGAAAGAGTGGACATCTCTCTATGAAAGTAGATCTGGTGAAAGAGGTATGTTTAGTCGTGCCGCAGTTAAAAAACAAGTAGCGGCAAATGGAAGAAGAAATCCAGACTTTGACTTTGGTACAAATCCTTGTTGTGAAATTATTCTTAGACCTAATCAATTCTGTAATTTAACAGAGGTTGTTGTTAAGAAAACAGATACACTAGAAAGTTTAAAAGAAAAAGTTAGGCTTGCAACAATACTAGGAACGTATCAATCTACTTTAACTAACTTTAAATACTTGCGTAAAATATGGCAAAAGACCACCGAAGAAGAAAGATTACTTGGTGTTAGTCTTACAGGTATAATGGATAACAAAATAACCAATGGTACAGAAGGAAACTTACCAGAGGTTTTAGAAGAACTTAAACACCTTGCTGTTGAGACAAATACAGTATGGGCGGAAGCATTAGGTATTCCTGCAAGTACAGCTATAACTTGTGTAAAACCATCGGGTACAGTCAGTCAGCTAGTAGATGCTGCAAGTGGTATTCATGCTAGGCATAGTAAGTATTATATTCGTAGAGTAAGAGGAGATAAGAAAGATCCACTAACACAATTTTTGATGGATAGTGGCAT